TGGCTAAACTGGACAGGCCCGCAAAGCTCTGCGAGTGCCATAGCAGCGGCAAGGGGGTCCTTACCCCATCCCTTAAGCCTGCGTAGCAAGCCATTTCGGTAGAGGAAACGACCGGTGTTGCCGTCAACCGCATACCACCAGCATAGAAAGCGATACTGTTCGAACGTAACTACAAAGTTCTCTCCCGCGTTAGGCCCGGAAGGCTGAATGACGTACTTCCACATCCAGTTGACAATTTCGTCGCCTAGCGTGAATTCAGGTAGGTAGAACCCACCCGACTCAAGAGTCTGCCAGGTGGGGCCTACAACGTGGGCCGGTGTGGGAGCAAGAGGTGGCGAACCCATTGTGCTCCTTAGTTGATCTGGCCTAGGTTCTTGACCTGCCAGTAGAATGGGAAGGTTGCGGACGCGTACAGCGTCCCTGCGTTTGCCGACTTGTTCCCAAGGACAAACACCACGTTCGACCCGTCTAGGTCTCCCGCCTCAACCACAAAACCACGCGAAGAGGTGATGGTGTTGAACGGAGGTGGATACCAACCAGGGTCGCCTTCCACTGCTGGAGTAGACGTACCCGTCGACATCCATCGGACGGCCGTGCTTCCCACCCTTACAGCCGCATCAAAGAACGACTGGGTGTTATCACCCTTCATGCCGTGGATCGAAATCTCCACCCAATCCCCGATAGCAGCAGGGATAGAAAGGACGAAATCGAGCGGCAGCCCGTTGGGCTGACCCGGCAGGGCAAAAGAACCACTGGTGTTGGGAAGCGGAGTCACGTTGCCCGAAGTAATCCGGGCATGACGCACCTTTGGCCGTGCGGCAATGAGAGCCGCGTTAACCGCCGTCGTATCCGCCTTTGGGGCAAGACCGTTGGTTAGCTGAGTAGTAGTAGCGTAAGAGCCTGACGGTTGCTTTCCGTCAAGCGCCGTGCTGAGTCCTGTGACATCCGAAATGGCGTGAGTGTGGACAATTCCTGCGTACCTCGCATCACCACGGGCGTTATTGTGGTATTGTGGATGGTCGTCATCAGATAGCCCTGTAAGAGAACCGTGATCAGTGACTCCTCCTCCACCGCCTCCAGGGACGAAGATGTTTCCGTACTGGTCTGGGAAGTGTCCATTCACGCTCCTCACGGGGTCATAGAGATCCGGATCAGGAAGCAGCATCCCCACCGCGTCTGGCAGGTTTAGCGCTACACCATCAATAACTTCGATGACCTTGGTAACCCTGTACAGCTCTGAGAGCCGCACAGACACCTGATACAGGCCTTCGGGGAGGGTTTGGTTCAACTGACCGGCTGGGACGTCTACGACCGTCTTGACGGGGATTACGACGCCGTCAGGGTCGTCTGGGATCTCAACCGATTCGAGGAGAAGGAACACGATGGTGCCAACAGCCAAGTCACCCTTGGGCGTGTACCACGTGCCGGTAACGGTCCCTGTGGGTACCGAGGCTGGAAGTGCCATGTGCTCACAACTTTCTATAGCATGTTCAATAAACGTGTCTGTTCAAATTTCCTGAACATACAGAAAAAATGAACACCGGTCAGGATGGGTGGGATCGAACCACCGGCCCCGCGCTTCCAAAGCGCTCACTCTACCTCTGAGCTACACCCTGATGACGGTTGTTTAAGGGACAACCCACAAACCCTTGAGCCGCTACACGGACTTGAACCGGGAACCGCCTGTTTACGAGACAGGTGCTCTTCCATTTGAGCTACAACGGCAAAGCGAGGCCACTAGGACTCGAACCTAGAACGGCGGGGTTGGAGCCCGCAGTTTTTCCAATTAAACTATGTCCCCTTGACTAGCACACGCAAAAGAACCGTCCGCAGTCCTTACACAAAAACACCATGCTGGTCGCCCTGGATTCGAACCAGGAACGCTGGGTTCAGAGCCCAGAGTGTTGCCGTTACACCAACAACCATTGGTCCGTGCACACTCTTACGCAGGCGTCCCCACTCGCGAATACACGGATTGTCATCCATCCAGGATTTGAACCTGGAACCTAGAGCTTAAGAGGCCCTTGCTCTACCCTTGAGCTAATGGACGGTCGCTCACCCAGGTTTCGAACCTGGTACTTCCTACTCATCAGGTAGGCACTCTGACCAATTGAGTTAGCGAGCGATAAAACTATCAGCCATCGATCTGGCCATTGCCATGACAGGTCGGACATACGATCTCCGTCTGACTACCGTCTGACTCACGCTGGTACACCGTACTCGATCCACCCTTGCAGGTGTAGCAATCTATCTTAGCCACTTCACTCCTTGTACGTGGTCGGTAAGGACGGGACTCGAACCCGCTAAGACCGGCTTCACAAACCGGTGCCTCGGCCACTTCGGCTTCCTTCCTGCTCCCACAACTGGACTCGAACCAGTAACCCGCGCCTTAACAGGACGCTGCTCTGCCATTGAGCTATACGGGATTAACGTGGCCACTCGATACACCCGCCACGACATGGTAGTGTCGCGCACAGCATCGCCGGACCAACGGGTAGTTCCTGCCACTTCGAGTTTACTACCAACTTAGACGTCGCTCCTGAGGGATTCGAACCCCCGCAAACCCAGGTTCGTAGCCTGGTGCTCTGTCCGGACTGAGCTAAGAAGCGATTTCTACACGGATACGATCGGCAATCCCGGACTTGAACTCTTCTACGTAGTCCATCCATTCTTGCGGCATGTTCTGCTGCCACATTCCACGACTGGCTTCGATGAACCCCATATACAGGTCTTGGTACATCTTGGGCCATTCGTTGAACTCTTCCTTGCTTGCGATCATCGATCCTCCGTAAGTGGTTACCCGCCAGGGAATCGAACCCTGATCTCCTGGGTGTAGGCCAGGAACTCTTCCTTTGAGCTAGCAGGCAAAGCCGAAACGCTTGGATTTGAACCAAGAACCCGTGGCTTTTCACGCCACTGCTCTTCCAAGTTGAGCTACGTCCCGTTGATCCCAGTTCAAGGACTCGAACCTCGAACTCCCGAGTTACAGTCAGGCCGGTTGCCAATTACCATACAAACTGGGATAGTACCCCTCCCCAGATTCGAACTGGGAACCTTCCGGGTCTGAGCCGGACGCCTCTGCCAGGTTGGGCTAGAAGGGCAAATACCGCACCGTGGATTTGCACCACGACAACAGGAGCTTATGAGACTCCCTGCGCACTCCGCGCACGGTGTGTTACCCCGCTTTGATTCCCAGACGGGGGTCAACTGGGTGGGGTCATTAGACCCTCAAATCACTATGGCTATCGACGAGGGCAGGAGAACATGTGCTGTCCACCCTTGAGCCCGCAATCGGGGCATCCTTCGTCGCCTGGAACAAACTGGATATTACTCACCACGGCCTATTCGGGCAGGTTGGGCTGTGGTTGTCGCCTAGACCGCCACACCACCTGCACTTGGTAGTCGTCACTTGTTCTCGTTCTGTAGGTCCTTGATCACGTCACACCATGAGGCGTGTACCCCACCGCTGTTGTGACAGGTGTCGCAGCGTTCTACGCCGTCTTCATCCTTGTACCTCAACATGCGGGCTGATCCCTATCTGGGTTGCGGATACACCACGAGGCGTGATTGCCTGCGGAGTGTCCACATTCCTTACACTTGGTGTCTGACACGTCTACTCCGTAGGACATTGGCCGCCGGTAGGGCAATCTTCAACCCTCGAACCACAGCCATCACAAATTTTTGGAGCCATTACTTCTTTACCAAATCCACATCTACCTTGTCTACCAAGGCGTCTGCGAGCTTGTCTACGTCAACCACACCCGCCGAAACACCCTTTATCAGGTCTTCCAGCTTCGTGAGTCGGGCTTCAAGCTCGGTAATTACCTGGCCCGTGGACTTACCGTTGGTTAGGTAAGGCAGGCTCAGGTCAGTACGGATATCCACAACCGCTTCGTAGAGATACTTGATGACGTTACCCGTCGACACACCGTTCGCGAGGAAGGGAATCGTCAGGTCGTTCCGTAGGTCTACGAGCGAATCATAGATGTACTGCTGCTGAGTATCGGTTAGCGCCATGAAAGGGCCTCCTGAGGTAGCGTTTCGGGCCTCCGCACGGAAGGCGTTCATGTCGATCATCTGTCCGGACCTGAAGCCGGGGTCCCACTTGCCTTCGTAACCCCTGCCGTTGACTTCACCGTGTCCGCGAACAACGTTGATATCCCCGTTGGCAAACAGATCGGCTACCGTCTTGGCGAAGACCTTGGCAGTGGAGTACTGCGCAGCAGTCATCGGCGAGACACCGGGGTAAACAATTTCAAGACCAACCGTGTAGTAATTCCGGTTGGAAGCGTAAGGACTCAAAGGTCCCTGGTTCGGACCAAAACCACCCCCCGCGTGCCATGCGACACCAGAAGCGAGGACCGTCAACGAACCATCGGCATTGCCGGAGAAGTTGGCAAGTGCCTGCCCGTACGCCCAATCCTGAGTGGACGATACAAGGCCTGCGTAGGCCGAACCATAATTGGAACCGGTGTGGTGAATAATGGCTCCCCGGATGTCGATCTGGGGCTTACCCTCGTTACCACGGCCGTTCCAGCCCGACCATTCGTATACTGTGACACCACGCGCTCTCAGCGCGTTGACAAGGTCTGCAACGTCACTCATATGAACCCCTTAGGGAATCTAGGACTAGGCTGTCCTGGCGTTTAACTCCAGCGGTATAGCCTAGATTGGGTTTGGAACCAACTCCGGAGGGAGTCAGCGGAGGAGAGGTACGCCACTCAACCTCCGGAGTCAGAACTCTTAGGATGCCTTGCTGGCACGTTCCTTGAAGTAAGCAGCAATATCGGTGATCTCAGCTTCCTGACCATCACGCTCAACTTCGATCCTCACACGCCTACGGTCTCCTTCGGTGACCAACAGGTTGGACAGCGCGGAGTTGATAGCCGCAAACATAACCGCCGAAGGCTTCTCGCCTTGGCGCATAAGCTTGTTGATGAAGTACATCACATACCGGGCGTATTCCCAGTCGGATGGTTCGTAATACTTGGCTTGTGCCGACTCCTTCAGGGAGTCGTAGAAGTTCACTACCATTGGATGTGGGTCATCCAGAGCTAGTGGTGGTGCAATAACCAGTCCGGCTGCTACTAGCTTCTCGA